ATTCATACACACCAAGTCCTGTATTTAGTCAATCTTTTGATTGTGAAGGATTTGCTATTGATGAAACAGGAACTCCAAGTAAGGATTCTTACCAACAATTATATACTGCTCACGCTGCTCAAACTATTTTTACTGTTAAAATGGGTAAAGCAACACCTGCTATTGGAGATGTATATTATGGTGGTGAAGCAACAAGTACTGTATTTATTAGTGATTTCGGAGTTCAAGCAGATGATGGTGATGATGTTAAATTTACTGCAACATTTGTAGTATGTGTTCCACCAATTGCACAAACTGAAGTTGACTAATAAAAACCAAAAAAACCTATGTACGAACTAAAACTGAAAGAAACAACAATTCCTTTGAGATGGGGAACTTGGGCGATGAAACGATTTTGCGAATTAGAGAATAAAACTTTAATAGAACTAATAAAAGTTTTATCTTCTGGAGTTTACAACTTGGACACAATAGTTCATATTGTACAATCAGCAGCCGAAAGTGGATATAAAACCCTAAAAAAGCCAGTTGATTTTGAGGAATTTGATGTTTGCAATTGGATTGATGAGGTTGGTGGTTTAACTGCTAAGGATGGGCAATTGGTTGACTTTATGAAGTATATGCAAGATTCAATGGTTCCAGACTTAAAGGAAAGTAAGCAAACAGACGAAAAAAAAAATTAGGTTTTTATAGTTGGGATTCAATAATCATTCTCGCTATTGAAGTTGGCTTAACGATTAATGAGTTTTGGCAACTTACTTGGCGAGAATTTTTATTATATAAAAAGGCTTATGATAATAAACAAGTAAAGGAATGGGAAAGGACAAGAACAATAGCATATTTGATATATAAATCAAATACTACTGATAAAGGTTCTAAAACTATAAAATCATTCTTTCCTTTGCCAAGTGATATATCAGATGAAGATGAAAGTCCAAAACTAACATCAGACCAGCTAATGAGGACCTTAAAAATGTACGGAGTTAAATAAATAAGATGTCACAAGAAACGCTTAAAATTACCATTACTGCTGACAATAAAGAAGCAGTTAATAATATAAATCAAACAATTACTGCAACAAGTAATTTAGGTAATGCTTTTAAACAACTACCATCAACAAGCAATTCAGCTACAAATGCTTTAAGTAATTTGTCAAGAGTTGCTCAGGATGCTCCTTATGGATTTATTGGTATAGCGAATAACTTAAACCCTTTATTAGAATCATTCCAAAGATTATCAAAAGAGACTGGTAGTACAAGTAGTGCTTTAAAGTCAATGGTGCAAGGTTTAATGGGACCAGCAGGTATTGGATTAGCTTTGGGTGCCGTTTCATCTTTGATTGTCGCATTTGGTCCTAAAATAGCAAATTTCATTCACGGAGTTGATGCTGCTAAAGAAGCAGAAGATAAGTTTGCAGAAAGTTTAAATAAAGCGAGAGCAAGTGCAAGTGAAAGTGGAATAAAATTACAAGCATATATAAATATAGCAGATGATGCTACAATAGCAGATAATAAAAGAGCAAATGCTTTAAAATTTGTTATTAGCGAATTAGCTAAGGTAAATAGTGCTTATGCAGCAACAATCACAACAACAGATCAAGCAAGAGCAGCAGTAGATTTATATACACAGTCTTTAATTGCTCAGGCTATTACTTCAAGATATGTAGAGCAAATTGCTGATAAAACAATTAAGTTAGCAGATGCTAATAAACAAGCAATAGCAGCAGCAGAGGAATATAGCAAAACTATTGAAAGAGCTAAAACAATGACCAATGGTTATGTTGATGCTTCAGTAGCACAAGCTGCAACAATAAACCGAGCTAAACAAGAATATGTTGGTGCTGCAAATGAAGCAGTTAATCTTAATAAATCAATTGAAGATTTAAACAAATCTTTGATGGATACTATTAAAGCGGCTTCAATAAATCCGTTTTATAACGTTACTAATGGTGCTAAACAATTAGCAAATGAAACAGGAAAGGCTGCTAATAACATAGAAAGAATTTATAGAAACCCACAAAATGTTCCATCTGGTAATCAACAAACTGTTCAAACATTTAATCAAACACCTATTGCTCCAATAGGAGAAGCTGGTGTAGGTTTTCAAGGTAATATGTCGCAATCCATATTAGATGCAAAAGCAAGTCAAGAGGCATTAGCACAATTTGAACTACTTAATAATACAATGGCATTGACTTCTGAATTAACCGATGCAGTTTCTTTTGGGTTTAATAGTATTTTTGAAGCATTTGTTAATGGTGAGGATATTGGTACGGCATTAGAAAATACATTTAAACAAATAGTAGTTCAGTTAATTGAAATGATTGCAAAAACATTAATATTTAAGGCAATATTAACTTCATTAGGTGTTGGAGTTGGTTTACCTACTGAAATGCTTAATTCAGCTTCATTTGGACAAGGTGGTGGCTTAATGGGAGAGTTTTTATTAAAAGGTTCAGACTTAGTTTTAGCAACCCAGAGATCAAATTCTAATCTTAATTTAAGAAGATAATATGCCATATCAAAATAAATATAAAGCAACTTTTGCTACTCAAACAGGCAAAACAGCTTATTTATATTTGCAAGAGGATTCTTATGCTGGTAGTTTAATTGAATATCAAGGTGTAAGTATTAATCTTCAATATATACCCAATTCAGATGATCCATTTGAACCTGTATATGCAAGTCAATTAAATGTTGTTTTAGATGTAACAGATGACTTAGCTAATATTCCTGATTTTACTACTTTAGATGATAGAAAGTATTTTGCTAAATTATACTTAGATAGTGATTTAGAATGGTGTGGATGGGTATTATCAGATAATGTTCAAATAAGTTATACAACAGGCAGAAAGCAATTATTTTTTAATGCTATTGATGGATTAGGTTTACTAAAAAGCATTCCATTACCAATAGATGCTTCTATTGATATAAATTCTTTAAATAGTTTATTATATTTTATTAGATTATGTTTAAATGGTGTAGATTTTCCTAATACTCCAAATATTATGACAGTATGTTCATATTTTGCTGATGGTATGGAAGATAGAGCAATTCATTCTTATAGTGAGCCATTTAATCAATCATATTTACCATATAGAACTTTTATAGATACTGGGGTAACTTATATAAGTTGTTTTGATGTATTATCTAATATTGTTAAATCTTTTGGTTGCAGATTATTTCAAGGTGGAGGTAAATGGTGGATAGTAGCAGTTAATGAATTTGCTAATGAGAATAATTGGTTTACTGAATATACATATACAGGAACAGTTGCATCAAGTGGTGATAACTTAAATACATTAAGTACAATTCAAGGTTATGTTGGGAATACGAGTGGTTTATATTTTATAGATAACTCTCAATTCAAATTAATGAAAAAGGGGTTTAATAAAGTAGAATTTAATTATGATGCTTCAGTAGCAGATAATTATATATCTAATGGTAATTTTAGACCTTTTACTGGTTTATATGCAGATAATTGGCAAATTGATTTTCACGGAGTAGGAAGTACAGTTACAATTGTAAATAATGATACTGATTCATTTGCACAATATAGATTAATAAGGGGAAGCACATCTCTTACTAACGATGCTTCTATTGAAATAGAATCAGGTTCTTATCCTAAAATAATAGGTGGGGTTAAACTTGAGTTTTCTTGGATATTTCAAGGACAAGATTTGAGTGCAAGTCCTAGAGGTTTTGTTTATGTATTAATAACTGACGGAGTAGATAATTATTGGTGGAATGGAACTGCTTGGGTAACAACTTCTCAATTTTATACTGTTACTGCTTATAGTGGTGCAAGTGGTAGTGATGTAAACTCATATAGTTTTAAAACTGCAGTTACTCCAATAGCTGGAGAATTACATTTTAAATATTCACTTGAAGCTGGTACTGGTAATTTTGCTCAATTAAGTAATATGGCACTTCACATTACTCCATTAATTAGTAATATATATTATTTTAGTTATATAAATGATACAAAAGAATATGTAAAAAGTATTGATATTCCTTATGGCAATTTTACAAGTGGTAGTTATTATCCTGTTGAAAAAGGCATTTTATTATTAAGCAATGGTAACAATCCATTTGCTTGGTATGAATATGGTTCTGAAACAACCTTCCCAAGTTTAGTACAACTATTGATGCAAAAATATACTAATATATATGCTCATAATATTATTAACATAGATTGTAATTTATCTAGCTTTTCTACATCAAATGGAATACTAAATGCTTCTAAATTATTAAAAGCTACTGATACAGACCCAAGCCAAATAAATGTAGCAAATAACTCATATATGTTAGGCAATGCTACAATCAGTTATCCTAATGACCAAACACAAGCAACGTTGCTACAAATATCAAATACTGATATAGAAGCAACTAATGGTTATGAAATATCTTACAATATCTTAATTTAAGTAAATTTGCAATATGGCAGACAATGTACAGGGTAAAAATATTATGCTTTATTATCACCAACCACCTTCTGAGGAATATCCAGAGGGTACAGATATAGCATTTGCTTGTTCAACAAATTGTTCTTTTTCAGTTAATGTTGACCAAAAGGAAGTAACTTCTCAAACAAGTGCTTGGTATCGTGAATATAAAAACGACATAGCAACTTGGACTGTTACTTGTGATGGATTAATAACCTTAAATGGTTATGGCTATTTATTCTTACTTCAGCAACAACAAGATAGAACTGAAATAGAAATAAAGTTTGTTATTGATAACGGAGTAGATGGCTTAGTTATTATAAGTGGTAATTGTAATCTAGCAAGTTTACAAATAAATGCTCCTTATAAAGATATGGCTACTTACACAGTAACATTACAAGGATCAGGTGCTTATGGCTTAACAGGAACAACAATAAATCCAAGTGGAGTGATAATAGTAGGAGGAGGAGCAGTTTACACCAAAGGAACAACGGCTGCTGGTGGAGAAACTACAATAACATATTCAGATATGATAGGAAAGTCTTGTCTTTATGTATCAAGAGGTGGTATTGATGTTCAAGCAATTTTATCAAGTGGTACTCCTGTTGATGAGCAAGTTAAGTGGGTAAGTTCAACTGGGATATTAACATTTAGTAGAGTTTTAGAGAGTGGGGAGTTCGTAAGAAGTCTTTTTCAATAATTTAGTTATAAATTAATAATAATGGCAAATCAAATAGTTGTTTCATCAGGTGCAAAGGTTAGGGATTTAAACGATGTCATTATTGGCACAAGTGGAGTATTAAGTTCATTAGCTTTTAATGTATCTAATGGAGTTCCCAAGTTAGATGTTAATGGTAAGATATTAGTATCTCAATTACCTAACTCTGTAATGGAGTATCTAGGAACTTGGAACGCAGCGACAAATACTCCTTTTTTAGTAAACGGAACAGGTAATGCTGGAGATGTTTATTTATGTAATGTAGCAGGTACAGTTGACTTTGGTGCTGGTCCTATTACTTTTGTAGTTTCTGACCAAGTAATTTATTCAGGTTCTATATGGCAAAAGGCATCAGGTTCTAATGGAACAGTTACTTCGGTAGCAGTTACGGAGAGTGGAGATTCATTAAATATTACAGGATCACCAATTACTACAAGTGGAACAATAAACATAGGGTTTAACGGAACGAATCTTCAGTATATAAACGGAGCTGGTGATTTAACTACATTTCCGACTTTATTGTCAAGTGTGGGTTTATCTATGCCAAGTGCTTTTAACGTCTCTAATAGCCCTCTAACGGCTAATGGAACGATAGGAGTAACAGGAGCAGGTAATGCTTCTCAGTATATTAGAGGAGATGGTACTTTAGCAGCTTACAATCCAAGTACAGGTGGTGGTGGTTCTTCAGTTTCGTATTATCTTAACGGAGGAACAAATCA